AACTTGGTCTCACCCTTGCCGGCTTTCCAAGTGGCCGTGGGTTTACTCTGGTCTACTCGATAGTCGCCACACATTCCATAAGCGCGACCATCGTTCCAGAAAAACACATACCAGGCGTTCTGCTTTCGAGACTTATCGCCTATGAACCGAGCGTGGTGATACTGATCGTCGGCTATAAAGCCAGCGCCAGTGAACTCAATGTTTTGTGTCAGTAAGAAATCTTGAAACTCGCTCTCAATTTGAGCTTGCATCGGTTTGGTTTGGTCTTTTGGTTGGTCACCCTTTACATATGTTGGCATTTGAATATTTACAAAATGTTGGAACAGTGTGTAAGATTAACTGACTTTTTATAAACAGGACAAGTAAAATGCCAATGTATGTAAGCGGAACTTCTGGATCTGGTGGCGGTAGTTATAACTTAGAGCCAGGTCTGCATGATGCAGTAGCCTATATGATTGCGGAACTAGGTACTAACATGCACCAGTTCCAAAACGATGAGCCAAAGAAGCAAGAGAAGATTGCTATCTTCTGGGAAGTGCAAGGTGAGCGGGATGACGATGACAAGCCGATCACGATCAGCCACACCTATACTCGGTCGCTGGGAGACAACTCCAGGCTGAAAAAAGATCTAGAGAAGTGGCGCGGTAAGCCGTTCACTACGGAAGAGATTGTACAGTTCGACATCGAGAAGATCCTCGGCGTGAGCTGTATCTTGGATGTTGGCAGAACATCGGGCGATCGTCACAAGGTCGATGCGGTTTTGACCAGCAAAGGTGGTCCGAAGAAAGTGCCAACCATAAACGAACAAGAGGTGTTCGTACTTGCAGATTACATCCGTGAGTTCACCGGTGAGTCGGATGCACAGTCTAAGAAAATGTGTGACTTGCTGGAACTACTAGCGCCCTTCCAACGAGAGCTGATTACAGGTTCCGATGATGGCAAGGTGCAACCATGCTTTGAGATGCAAGCAGCCAAAAAGGTAGACGGTCCAACACCACCAGCCCCTGGCTCTGATTCATCCGATGATGATGACGATGACTTTGAGGATGACATCCCTTTTTAGGTACACTTCGGTTAAGGCTGGTTGGCAACCCTTACGCTAAGTTGGCACTCCTGCGCGGTCCAGGACCAGCTAATGGCCGCATTTTTTGAGGAGATAACATGGCAGAGCGCGGAAGACCTAAGAAGTCCGATCCCGTCAACTCTCCCTCTCATTACAAATCTGATAATGGGATTGAGTGCATCGACGCGATGGTCGCGGCTTTTGGTAGAGAAGCAGTGAACACTTACTGTGAGATAGCCAGTTTCAAGTATCACTGGAGAGCTGGGAAGAAAGATGGAAATACAAAAGATCAAGACCTGGCTAAGGCTACATGGTATACGTCGTTTGCTCGGGGAAAGGATCCACGTGTTCATGAATAAATATGTTTGGTTACCGATCTATACAGGCTGGGCAGTTCTGTCTGCTCTAGTCTTGGGCCTCGTGATTGGTTTTGTAGGGGGCAGCTACTTTGGATTTTAAAGAAGGGGTCTATGAAAACCTGGACTATCCTACCTATGCATCGATTCCCGCGATTCGATCTCATGACCTAACAGACATAGTTAGGTGTCCTTTTACTTGGAAGTATCAGGAGCACAAGGAATCGCCGGCATTGATGGAAGGCCGAGTCCAACACACTGTGTTCCTCGAGCATGAGAAGTTCTTGGATGAGTTCGCGATTGAGCCAATAGTCGATCGTAGGACTAAGGCCGGCAAAGAAGAGTACGCCGATTGGCTGGAGGGACTCGGGGATAAGACGCCATGTAAGCAGGATCTTTATGATACCTGTATGGAGCGCCGAGCAGTGGTCGAAGAGTTTATACCTAAGCCAGAGCACAGTGTCGAGCTGACGATTTGTTTTTACTGGTGCGGACAACCGTGCAAAGCCAAACTGGACTGGCACACTGGGACTGATATCTGGGATCTCAAAACATGCCGTGACGCATCTCCTCGTGGCTTCCTGGCGGCGATCAATAATTTCAGGTATCACCAGCAAGCCTCGTACTATATCCAGGCTTGCCGAGCTGCTGGCTTGCCGACAGAAAAGTTTTACTTCCTAGCCCAGGAGAAAGCGCACCCATATCCTTATGCGGTGTATACCTTAGACGATGAGGCGATCGCTTATGGAGACAGTCGCAACGAACAAGCTATGGCTCAGCTCCTGCGTTGCCAACAAGAGGATGACTTTAGACCGTTTGGGTTGGACAGCGAAGTCGAGTTTAGGCTCAGTGACCTCCGATAATGATCGTGAGGCTCGTTGGGCTGCTGAAATAAAATACTACTCAGCCAGGGACGTTTATCACAAGCGGGAGCGTAGGACGCCGATTAGCAAGAAGAGCTGGCAACAGTGGTGGGAGGATAAGTACGGGGAGCCATACATGGAGTATGTGCATCGTATGAGTGAGCGAAAAAAAAGGGGCGAGAGCCCCTTTTGATCCTTTTGAGAGTTACGATTACGCAGCCTTTTCGTTTTTTTCAAAATAGACTGAATCTTCGTTTTCACACTCAATTAAGTAGTCTCGATACTCCGCGTTTAGCTCTGTAACAGTCTGTTCTACTATGTCCTTAGAAGCGGATCCAAGAGGCGTCTTCTCTGTTGGTACGGTATCAAAAAACTCGCCGCTAATCACCCAAGGACCGTTTTCGACTCGGTATCGCGGTAAGCAATCTGCTTCGTCAGGGAAGTCGGGATGGACCCAAAAGATCCAGTTGCCTGCTTGCGCTACATCTTTCGGCCGGCAAGCCCAATGGTCGGCATAACCGTTGTCTACTAAGAACTGGCTGATTTGTTTCTTGTTCATTACGCCGCCTCCTTGTAGCTTTTGTCCCTGGTCCCGATCGTGATCGAGATATAGAAAGCAGTGTGGAAGTAATCAATCATCGAATCTGATTTGTCAAACCAGATATCTTTTTTGATCGCAACGTCTAGCTCGTTTAGGAAGTCTTTCCACTCTTGGCTCAGGGCGTCAGAGTCGTTGAACCTGTACGGGTTAACCTGGAATCTCTCCTCGCCGTACTTGTCCTTGGGCTCGTAGCCAGGACCAGTCGGCAATCGAAGCGGTCCCTCAGTGATAGTAATCTTGAGAGTAGGCGATCCCTGGCCACCGACACGGCCTTTGAATCCTCGCTTTTTGAACAGGTCTTTCACCCGCTTCTGGATGATTTGCTTGTCCTCTTTTGAAACGTATGCCATTTGTTTACTCCTTACTTTGTTGGCAAGAGAAGTATCTCAAATTACCGTGTCGTTGTCTACAAATATAGGAATAAAAAAGGGAGCCGAAACTCCCTTTTGATTCCCTGGTGAGTAGAGCCGTTAAGCGGCGCTAGCCCAGTCTTTGTCGAGATAGGAAAGCTGTTTCTTGCTTAACGGTTGGTCGTACTTACGTTGTGCAGAGTCAGTCTTCGCCCAATCAATAGATTGTTGAACCAGGCTTTTTTCAAACTTCGATAGTAGCCCTTCTTTGAAGTCACGCAACTTTCGATGTGTTTGTCTGGATACTGGGAAAGGATCCAACGGTAAGCTGGCGTAAGCTATCTCAGCCCCTAACCCCCGCCACGCTTGCGTCCTTCTCCAGTTTGGATTGCGGCTCCAACCCGCGCATAGATCCAAAAACTCCCTAGCTTTGAGACCAACTTCAGCGGCCAAGCTTACAGCTTCTCTCAATTTGCGAATGTGATAGATTCTCTGACGAGTCGCAACCCGTGCATCCCGAAGAGCTATGAACTCCTCAGTCGCGTCTTCCTTAGCGTACCAAGGACTGGGATCGCGAAGCTCAATACGTTTAATGCTTCCGTCATCTAGGATAATCTCGACTATGTCAACGTGACTGTCGCAGTTGAAAGATCCACGAGAGCTATAAACCCTGCCCTCGTATTTTATCTCTCCGGTTATTCTGTTCCATACTGCCATTTGTTTTCTCCTTACTTTGTTGGCAGCGTTATTCTACTACTATTTCCGTGTCGTTGTATACACTTACGTGCAGATAAATTACGCCTCCAAATGAGCCCAGTCGCTTGACGCTGGGCTCTTGCAGTAAGGGTGTCTTTGAGAAATTTTGTAGCATTCTCGCTGTAACTTGATAGGTAACTCCCAAAAATATTTGCGTCCTCCGGTGTCACCGACGAGCAGTGCGTCTTCACAATGCTTCGCCCACGCCTCAAAACTTTTGAGTCGTATTGTCTCCTCATATGGATCGAGATAGTCGAGGAACTCCTGAACAAAAAATTTGTCATAACGCACTGAGTAAACATCGGACCAACCAGCCAGCTCTACTTCAGCGATCGGGTAAGCCTTGACGTTCTGATAAAAATCCCAGGCTTGGTTCAGTGTTTCTAGTTTAGTTTGCATTCCGTTCTCCTTACTTTGTTGGCTTTTGTGATTAGCTGCCTAAGCGAAACTCGATAGTGCGAACAGTTTCGACATCACCGTTCTCGTGGTGGACCTTCGTTCTTTTTTTGCCAAAGGTGACCGCCTCAATGAAATAATGCCAATCGCCAGTTTTGTTTAAAAACTCCGCTACAGCCTCTTTCGATGATTGGATGTCAACCTTACCGTTCCAAACTAGCACCTTGGTTTTGAGGCTAATGCGACGATTAGTCCCAAAGTTTCGTTGGTTTACTTCGTAAATGCCGTCCGGTATCGGATCAATCCGAAGGCGCCCTGAATCAGAAAAATTCACTTTATTTTCTCTAACCCAATTATCAATCCCGCCCGAGGTATCGCTGTAGATTGACCAAGATATGTTTTCTGCTGTCCACTCGTTGCTCATATTTTTTCCTTATCTTTGTTGGCTTTCCAAGACCTTTCGGTTTCGGGGCGGGGGCCACCCGCCCAGCTCGTCAGTTGGAATATTGCTACCCCTGCATAGAAACACCTTCTAATGCCTTGAGCAGCTCCTTGGCGCCTGTCACGACTTTTGCATACTCCGTATATACAGGTGACACTTCTAGATCTGCGTAAGAGTCGGCTCTAGAGATCAGTTCTTTTAGCCCGTCAGAGTCCTTACTTACATCAATCCAATAATGCGCTTCGGTTTCCCTTTCAATCGGGACAACTTGGAACTTACAATATCTGCTTTCTCTTACGCAATCGTCGTAGAAAGCCTTGGGGATTCGGATCAAATTAGACTTTGCTGCTTGCTCCTTCGTAAACGGTCGCTGGTTGTGACCAAACTTAGAGAATCGCTTCAGAGCGCCATCTAAGGTTCTGTGATTGCGAACAATTTTCCAACCATCTTCTTCAACCAACTCGGTTCTGAAAGTCTTGCGGATTCTGATGAGCTGGATATACCCACCGTTTACGAGGCTTTTGGTTTCTAAGATCTTTGCCATTTCGATTATTCCGTTTTGTTTCAAGATGTCATTATAATGACAGATTACCGTGTCGTTGTATACACCTGTATACAAAAAAAATGAAATTATTTTCTGTCTAGAATCTCAGCGATTTCAAGCACTTGGGCAGTGCTCAGATCATCGAGTAGGGAGAAGATCAAAACGATGGCGAGTTCTTTTCTATCCTCAGTATCGAGCTGGAGTAGCTCGAGCACTTGGTCCTCACTTATTTTTGTCATTGATCGACACTAGGTCCACTCTCGCGTGAACCAGTTGATCCTCATCAAAATTATTGGCTTTGAGGGTTTTAACAAACTGTTTGAAGAGACCAGAGTAGGAGCCGGCTTCGATTTCGATCGGCTCCTCCTGGCCCTGAAAGGTGAGATGGGCTTTCAAACAGCCAGCTCCTCATAAGACTCGGGAACCCAGACAGCCCACTCTTCACCATGGGTACACCATAAAATGTGGCATTTCTTGCCCAACTTCTGAGTCCACCAGTCAGCGTAAATCTTCGCAACCAAGAATTGGTCACCTACGAAAGCCAGCGCTGCCTCTCCGTCGTGTTCACTCACAAACTTTTGGATCGTTTGATCGTGAGGGTTATCTTCGCTCAAGTTGCCGAATTGGACAGTAGGCACCTCAAAACGATACGGCTGTTCAGAAGCGAAGTCTGGGCAGAGCGTGTTCGCAAGTAAATCTATTTCTTGCTCAGTGAATTCTAATTCTATTTTCATATTGTTTCCCTTAGTTGTTGGCTTTCCAAGACGCCTCGCGGCGTTTCGGCTGGATGCCATCCAGCTCTCGTCAGTTGGAAGAACTCTGCTCGGCTCTCCGCTTTTTGCGCTCTCCCAGCTCGTGGCGAAAAAGACCGATGATCTTCGCGAGAACGTGGTCATCCAAATCGTCGGCCAGTTGATGCCAGCCTCGACCGGTGTTTGCGTGGTCGCAAAGATACTGGAGAAGACCGTATTTATCGGCCGGTTCCCGAGGGCTCCCTTCGGCCCTTTGGTTCTCCAGGTTGAGGAGAGAGATCAACTCTTTCTCCTGTTGGTTGGTTAGTAGCATATGTACCTCCTTGGCACTGGTTGGTAACAGACATTATAATGCCAGAGTGCCGTGTCGTTGTCCACACTTTTATTCAATAATCTGTAATCATATTTTCGTACAAATCGATCGTCCTTTTTTTATTGAACAACCAGAACACGAGAAGGTATCGGTCGCCCTTGGTGACCTCTAGACCTCGATGTAGATTTGTAAAGCTAGGGAAGATCAACGCATGGCCGCTAGGCAGTGGCTTCAATACACCATGCCGGTGAAACTCTGTGCCGCCACCTTTATATGCTCCCGTGTTCAGTGGAACCACCACACTGATATCTGCGCTCTCATCATGATGCCAAGCGCCCTGTTTCTTTTCTGCTAGGTTGTAGTTTGCAATCTGTACACTAGCGATCTCGCGGCACTCTCTCTGAAACAAAGAGATGATGATCGGATTCAAAACCGTGTTGACCACAAACCACATATTTCGGTAGAGCGCGGGTATATGTTCGCGTAGCACAATCTCGGGTATCTGGCGTAGCTCGTCCTCAGAATCATTTGGTTCAAATGGAATCTCTTTAACCATGTGTCCGATCTCTTCGACCATAAGCTTGCAGAACTGGCGCCTGAACAGCGGGATCCGGTAGATACCAGGGAATACCTGTTTAGCCATTTTGGATACTGGCGTTTCTTCTAGCCGTTCCATACCATGCTTACCTGTATATCTAGCAATCATCGGCATAGACTTCTGCACCGCGTCATAGAGCGGCTGGTTTATCATCCAGTGGCTCTGCATACTCAGCAAATAGTTCTTCAATTCATACATACTTGCAAGCTTTTATAATGTTTGAGACAATTTACCAAAAGTTTATACGGAATCAAAATGACTGAGGTTGAAGATCCCAAAATAG